GTGAAACGTGACATAGCACGGCCCGGTACCGAAGCACCGGGTCCATCTCGGGGGACGAAGCGTCCCCCCGCTCATAGTAGGAAGCGAGGTCCTCTCATGCGCTGGATTCCAGCGAATGTAAGTCTACGTACTGCACGTAGCCAGTCTAGGTCGGAATTAAAGACTGTAAAAAGTGTTGTGAAGGAAATTCCGAAACCGTTGAATCAAGATTCGACGCGTTGGCTCGAGCGATACGGCCTTATAGAGGCCTCTTGTTTGATGAGAGAGAGAGAGAAGTGTATATACACTGGCATTGGTACGTCCCAATGCGAAATAGGTAGGATACCCAGAATGGTAGTCTTTACATCTAAGAAGGTGCAGGTTATTAGCCCTCTTGGTCAAAAGTTTATTAAGGGTGTGATCTTGGCCATTGCTGATCTTCTTAAGATCTACGAGTTCGAGTTTGAACAAGGAGATTTTAATAAGATGGCAATGGTTTGGACCACATCTATAAGCCTTTGGGCCGAGGAGATAACCACTTCTAACAAACTTTTAAGTTTGGAGACTGCAGTTGGTGATGCTTGTATCAAGTATTTCAAACTGTGTCTGGCTAGGTTCGTAGCTAAATATCGTTCATACGGGAATGAGGAGCAAGAGTTGGCAGATGTGCCAAAGTTCATCAGAAATAATGACTCTTGTATCTTATTCTCCGGACGTGTTTTCCGCTACGTGACCCACCACTTAAAATTTGTTCTTGGTCGTGACTTCGAATGCACTGAAGAAGGTACTCTTACCTTCGATTCATTCGTTACATCTGTGGGTGCCTTGAAGAAGGCTTTCCCACGAGCGTCGAAAGAGTTGCTTAAGTCAAAGGAACTTGCTCACAAGACGATAATGACAACGCCACAAGAAGTGAAGCTATTTGAGAATATTTCTCTTTTAGCCCACTTCGAGTGGCCGTTGGATTCGGTCGAGGAGAAGATCTTTAACTTTCGCCGCGATTATCTGCCGCTCACGCAAGATCTTGTCAAAGATTGCGTTAGACGAACGATTTCTGAAGTCACTGATGGAAAAGACCCTTTCAAGGATTCTGATCGGTTTCACCCTTACTTCCCTTCCACATCGGCGAACTACGTTCGCGGGAGGAAAGATGGTGGTGCGGTTTTTGTCATCCGAGATGTTATCAAAGAATGCAAGATGACTGCTCATGTTAATGAATTATTTACTACGTTTGAGCAACCGTTCCCCGAAGTCCATGGCTTCTGGGGTGAAACGAATCAAGTTGAGGCTAAAGACCGGAAATTGAATAATATTCCAATTTTCGGACACGAGAACAATGTAGCTGCAGAGGTAGTGGATACTACGACGTTTGACTTGCGCTACCAAAGACTTTATGAAGTGCTCCTTAGCAAGGCTTTGGAGGAGTCCCCGTATGTCGAGCCCGTCGCTCTGGCAGAACCCTTAAAGGTTCGTGTCATTACGAAAGGGCCCCCCATTACGACGACTGTCCTCAAGCCGCTTCAAAAGTATCTGTGGAATCTCCTTCGAGGTTTCGATCAATTTTCTTTGATTGGTCAACCTCTTGATTCTCAGATTTTGTCTCGTGTGTTGGGAAACCTTCGTGGTAACCAACGCTTTGTCTCTTGTGATTATGAGGCTGCGACCGATAATTTGCAATCGTGGCTGTCTGAAACGATTGTTGACGAGTTGTCAACCGCGATTCATCTCAGCCAGGCGGAACGATTGTTATTTCGTCGCTTGTTGACAGGACACCTCTATGAGGTGGATGGTGAAATTAAACCTCAGATGCGAGGACAATTGATGGGATCTGTTGTCTCATTTGTTGTTCTTTGCATCGCTAATGCTGTAGTTTGTCGTCTTACTTTGGAGTTTGACGCTGGGAGAAAGATTCCCTTCTCACAACTACAGTTGTTGGTTAACGGTGATGACGCTGCCTTTAAGGCGTCTCCCGCTGGGTATAAGTATTGGAAATTCCTTGCTAATTTTGTTGGCCTCAAGCCTTCACTTGGCAAGGTTTTCTATTCCAAATACTTCGTCGAGTTGAATTCTCGACAATTCACCTATTCTCCTTTGTCCTGGTCCTCATACACATACACAGGAATCCATAACGGCAAGATGACCACTAGTCAACGACCGAATTACTTTCGGGCTGTTGGCTTTGTTAATCTTGCTCTGATTTATGGACTAAAGCGGTCTGCGGGTGGCAAGGAATCCACTACGGATGTGGTCGGTTTCGATTCCATTGGTAGTTGTTTGCACGACGCAGTTTATCTCGCTCCTGTGGGACTTGAATCTATCCTACTTGGTTTATTTATAGAACGATCGAAGGTCCTCAAGACGCGGTTTGGCCAGGTTCCCTGGTTTGTTCCAGCGTCTAGGGGTGGTGTAGGTCTACCATTAATTTGGTATCGAACTACGTACAGCGACGATTACAGAAGTTTTCTACGGAAAGTTGAGAGTGACTGGTGGACGGTTCAACCAATTCATCATCCTGCTCATGCGGTGTCTTATCAGACATTGCGTGAGGAGTTTGAGTTGAATTGTGTTCCCCGTCTCATCGGTTGCCCTTCTAACCTAGACCTAACTTTGTGTGCTCGTAACGTACGTGATGAGCGCTTTGCTCGACCTATGCCTTCTTCAGCCCGTTGGGCAATGCGTGAGTTATCATCGATGAGCTTTTCAGAGAGCAATCTCTCCAATCAACATCAAATTGATGAATCTCAATCATTTCTCAACAAACTTTCAATAGCTTTGCTTTTCGACCCTGATGTGCCCGATGACGTTTTACTTGCTGCTGCTTCTGAATTTGATTCGGTTCTACAGTCTAAGTTAATGCGTCATAATCAAAAATTATGGTCATTCTCGGCGGGCGATCGTTCTTATATTAAACCTCTTTCTCTCTTCTCTCTCTTGTATTCTGTTGACCCAAAGCGTGGTCCATCGGTGGAACTGTTTTCCAATATTCAGCATGATCCGATGTCCGTCTTCGAAAGACGTGAACAGAATCGCCTTGCGAATGAGCTTGAATCACTCATCGCTTGGTAATGTGCAGTCTGATTTAGGTGGCTAATAATAGCTAGAGCTCAGTTTAATGATACTCCTTGTGGGTTGATGCCAGACTGACTCCGGTTATACTTCGAATCTTCTTTACTCTACAGATGTAGATCCAGAGTAGACTCGATACCGAAGATTTAGCTT